CTACTCCGTCCAGTACGTAACCAGCAGTCCTTCGCCGGGGATGTCCGCGTCAACCGCGTAATCCATCAGCCGGATCGAGTTTTGGCCATCCTGCGCTTCGATCTCGAACGTTTCCGAAAAGCCTCCTGTGGCATTGGGCCAGAGTATACGAGCGATGCCGCCGAGCGTCGCTTTGGTCATTGTGGGCGCCCCAACGTACGTCTTTCCGGTCAACCCCGGAATCACTTGAAAGAACAACTTCGATGCGACGGCCGTCGGATCGGTCGACAATGGGACCGGCGTTCCCGGCGTCGAGACGTTCACACGGCCTTTGCAATTAAGGGTCATCGAATCTCCTCGGCCAGCATTTTAGGCCGCCGCATCGGCGCTCGTGTCGCGCGCTGGGGTCAAGTTCCTGATAACAAACCGCATTTTCCTAAGGAATTTGTGTGAATCGTCGAGAACATTTTGGTTACCAAATGTTCCGGGATTCTGTATACTCTTGACATGGCTACAAAGGCAATGACCCAAACTCAGATTGTCAAGGCGATGGCCGAGGCTTGTGAAATCCCCAACGCCAAGGCGCGCCAGGTGCTTACGTTCCTCTCGGAAACGGCCGTCAAAGAAGTAAAAAAGAATGGCCTTTTTGTCGTTCCCGGCCTTGGCCGCCTGGTCCGGGTCGAACGCAAAGCGCGGATGGGGCGCAACCCCGCCACCGGTGAAGCGATCAAGATTGCGGCGAAGAAAGTCGTCAAGTTCCGGATCGCGAAGAGCGCGAAAGACGCAATCGTCCCGCCCAAAGCAAAGAAGTAACAACCCTATCCAAGTTCCAGGACCAAAGGTTTCGGCCGGTACGCTCCCTTCGCTGGGGAGTTTACCGGCCTCATTTTTTTTGGGGGCTTTTCTTTTTTGGGCTCCTCCAGGGCGTCGCCACGGGCGTTCACAAAATTTCAAAAACTCTATCTGCCATCCCATCAACATTTTCGTTTCAACTTCGAAGTGAGTGCCGCTTGTTGCGGTGTTAGCTTTCGGTTGGGAAACGAATGCGCGATGAACTTCTGACTTCACATGAATCGATCGCGGAGGCCGTCGCGGCGGCGCTTCGCGGGAGCGAATCGACACCGTCTTTAACGGACTTTGTCCGACTGATGGAGGTAAAGAAGGAACTTGAAGGGCCCGCGGTTGGGACCCTCGCGGCTGGGTGGACGAAAGAGTGCCGACGGATCGAACCAGAAGAATAGCGTACGATCCGTTTCCGAGTCAAAAAGAGTTTCACGAATCGCCGGCCCGATTCAAGGGTTTTTCGGGGCCCATCGGCTCGGGCAAGAGTGCAGCGCTGTGTCAGGAAGCGATCCGGCTGAGTTATCAGAATCCCGGTCGTGTGGGGCTGATCGGAGCCCCGACGTACCCGATGCTCCGGGATTCAACACTTACGTCACTCATTGAGGCTTTGAACGACAGCGCGATTCCTTTCGATCTCAACAAAGCGGAAGGACTGTTGACCTTTCAGGACACCGGCTCACGGATTCTGCGTCGCGCGGTGGATGAGTTTGAGCGGCTGCGCGGCACGAATCTGGCATGGTTTGGCCTCGACGAGCTGACCTATTCGCGCGAAGGCGCGTGGCTTCGCCTGGAGGGCAGGCTGCGTGATCCCCGAGCGGCGAAACGATGTGGTTTTGCGGTGTGGACGCCGAAGGGCTTCGACTGGGTTTACCGGAAATTCTTTTCGCACCGGGTCGAGGGATATCAGGCCATTCAGGCGAAGCCGTTCGAAAACCGCTTTTTGCTGGAGCAGGTGCCTGACTTTTATGAACGGCTTCGCGGAAGCTACGACGAAAATTTTTACCGGCAGGAAGTCCTCGGCGATTACCTGAACGTCAAAGGCGGGCTGGTCTACTACGCATTCGATCGCGGACGCAATCTGCGACGGAGCGCTGTGGACGCGGCCCGCCCACTCGTCTGGGCGCTGGATTTCAACGTGAATCCGATGTGTTCGGTAGTGGCACAGATAGACAGGAACGGAGAAGTTTCGGTGTTGGACGAAATTGTTCTGAGCCGGGCAACCACGGAGGAAGCATGCGAGGAATTCGAGAAGAGATTCGGACTGCCGCAGGCCGGAGTCGTGATTTACGGGGACGCCTCCGGGGCAGCAATGAATACGACGGGATATTCGGATTATCAGGTGATCCGGAACTACTTCGCCGTGCGGAAGGCGCGTGTTTCGTATCGAGTGCCCAAGTCGAATCCGCTGGTGCGAGACCGGGTGTCGCTGGTGAATGCGCGGTTTCGGAATGCGCGCGGTGAGACCCAATTGTTTGTCGATCCCCGGTGCACGGAACTGATCGCGGACTTCGAGCAGGTGTCGTATCTGGAGGACTCGACGGAAGTCGATAAGGACAAGGACCGCCGGCGCACCCATCTATCGGACGCGCTGGGATACCTGATCTGGCAGGAAGACCGGAAGGGGACTGTCGGGGAACGAGGGGAAAGGCTATTTTGAGGACCAATTCACATATCGAACAGGAACACCCTGACTACACGTCCCGGTCGCGAATGTGGCGGCGATTCCGTGACCTGTACGCGGGCGGCGAGCAGTTCCGGAAAAATGCAGCCGAATACCTGGTGCACAGACAGAAGGAAGGTCCGGAAGTTTACCAGGAAAGACTCGAAAGAGTCTTTTACGAGAATTATCTCGGCTCGATTGTGGACTGGTACACGGCCACGTTGGTTCGCCGCGAACCGACTCTCGAGTTTTCGGGGTCCAACGACAGAGCCAGGGCATTCTTTGCGGACTTTACGCAGAACTGCGACCTTCGCGGCTCTACGCTGACGCAGTTCTTTAAACAGCAGATGACCGAAGCGCTGGTATGCGGAAAGTCTTACATCGTGGTGGATTTTCCGAGATCAGACCGCCCAGTCCTGACACGTGCTGATGAAGACGCCGCAGGGCGGAGTCGAGCCTATCTTGTGGCCTACACCGCCGATGAGGTCATCAACTGGAGTCATGACGATCGTGGCGAGCTGGAATGGGCGGTCATTCGCACTTCCTGGTTGAAGCAGGATAGCGCGAAGAGTTTTGGTTGGAAGCGCGAGACTCGCTGGATCTACTACGACCGCGAGAGATTCGAAATCTACGAACGCCGGGGAGAGGATAAACAGGCGGTTGATCTCGTTGATCAGGGCCGGCACGGATTCGCGGCCGTGGGCCGCGTGCCTGTGTTCGAGATACGCGTGAGCGACGGGCTGTGGCTAACGAATAAAGTTGCGCTCCTTCAGCTCGAGCACTTCAATAAATCGAACGCGCTGGGATGGGCTTTGACCATGGGTCTGTTTGCGATGCCCGTTATCTATTCCGAACGCGAGTTTCAACAGATCATGGGCGAAAGTTACTACATTCAACTCGCGCCGGAAGACAAGTTCGGCTGGACAGAGCCGACAGGCAATGTCTTCCAGATCGCCGCCGCAAACCTCGAGCGGCTGAAAGACGAGATTTACCGCGTGTCCTACCTGATGCAGCAGGCAGGCGACAGTTCGGGGCTTCATCAGTCAGGTTTGAGCCGTCAGTGGGACTTCAGCGTTACTCAGGAAATCCTGCGGTCGTATGGCGACACGATGAAAGACGCGATCAGGCATGTCCTGAATGCGATCGCGATTGCAAGGCAAGACGACCTTGTCATCGACGCATCAGGCGTCGATGAGTTTGATATCAGCGATTTCAGCACTGACGTGAGCGACGCGAAAAGCCTTCTGAACCTGGGAATCAAATCACCCACGTTGACGAAGCAGGTGCAAAAGCGCGTGGCTCTGAAGTATCTGTGCGACGCGCGGCAGGAAGTGAAGAACCGCATTGCGGATGAAATCGATCAGGCGGCTTGAACGCTTCACGGGTCCGAATCGGAGACAAAGCAATAAATGAGCGAAGCAACAGACGTACAAACGATCGTTCAGCAGGCAATTAACGAATATATGCGCCAGGATACGGCCCGGCGGGAACCGGCCTACAAGACTGAGCTGCACGAAGAACGAAGGCGGCGCGAGCAACTCGAGAAGCGCGTGAATGAACTTGTCGAAGAAAACAAACGCAGCCGGTCGCTAGCCGACGAAGCCCAGCGCAGCAGTCATATCCGGGCAGAGCTGCAGAGACTGGGTGTGACGAAAGTCGACCTGGCCTATAAGGCGGTTCAGGATGACATCGTGCGCGCTGATGATGGCCGCATGGTGGCTCGGGGCGAGAGTGGCGAAACGCCGGTAGCGGAGTATCTGGCGAACTTCGTTCAGGAGAATCCTGAATTTCTGCCGGCGAGGATAGCGGGCGGCACCGGCATGTCAGGGGCACAAAAGGCGGGGCCGCAGGCGCCGGCCAGCGCGGTGGATATCGACCGCATCAGCCCTTCGATGAGCAAGGAAGAACTCGATCAGGTTCGCCGCGAAATCCTGCGTGTAGTTTCGACGCAGTCGCATCGGGACGTGTAGTCCCTCGTTAGCAGCAAGCAGCAGAACGCGGCCGGCAATGACCGATCCGCGATGAAACGCAAACAAGGAGAAAGATGCCAGCAATTACCTCAGCCAACGTGGCTAACGCGATCGTGAAACTCGTGGCGGCGGACGCTCTGCCCGCGCTCGTGGGGAACCTCGTCATGGGCAACCTCGTGAATCGCGATTACGAGCCGACTCTGGCGCAGGCCGGCGACACGGTCAATGTACCGATCGCGCCGCAGCTCGTGGCCAACAATATCGCGGAAGGCAACGCAGTTCAGCCGCAGAATCCGAGTCTCGGCAACGCGCAAATCGTTCTGAACACGCACGCGGAAGCGACCTTCCAGATTCCGGATGTGACGAAAGTACTCGCTGTTCCGGACCTGCTGAAGGTCTATATGCAGCCCGCGGTGGCGGCAATTGCCGAAAAGATCGAGAGCGATCTCCTCGGTCTCTATGCAGGTTTTTCGGCGAACGCGCCTCTCGGCACCGCGGGCACGCCGATCAACGAAGCAATTCTCGATCAGGCTGAAACGGCTCTCTTCCAGGCGAAGGTTCCGTCGAATGCCCCAAAGTATCTGGTGGTCGACAGCGCCACCTACTCGCAGATGCGTCAGATTCCTCGGTTTAGTGAATTCCACACAACGGGCGATGCGGGTCTGCGCGCGCTGGTTGATGGCACGATCGGCAAGATCAAAGACTTCTATGTCTTCCGTTCGCAATACGTATCGAAGACGGGAAGCGCGCCGGTGGCTACGCACAACCTGGCTTTCTGCAAGGATGCCATCGGTCTGGTGGTCCGCCGCCTGCCTCAGCCTCTGCCCGGTACCGGCGCGATCGCCGAATATGCCGAGCTCGGGAACTTCGGCATGCGCATCACGATGAGCTATCAGCCGAATACGCTTTCGCAGCAGTTCACTGTGGACGTGCTCTACGGTTGCGCGATCCTTCGGAACGGTTTCGCGGTTCAGGTCAACAGCTAAAACGTCTTGACAATACGGGGCGGATCGCCGGCGGTATTCAGGGTGGCCCGCCCCGCTCATTTTGAGCGAGGGAAATCTATGGATGTGCGGTCGTACTACCAACAGATTCGGGAGGCGGACGAAACTCTTACCGGCGAGCACGTAGTGATGGTGAGCTTGCCGACGGCCGAGGGCGGCAAGGCGGGCGTGAAGACAGAAGTTCCGCGCGCCATTGCGGCCAGGTTGATCGCGGAACGGCGTGCCCGCGTCGCTACGGAGCAGGAGGCTCTCGAATTTCACGAAGCGAATCAACATGCGAGGGCGCAGTACGAGGAAGAAGCAGCGGCGCGGCGTCTGCAGGTCATGGTGATTCCGGCTCAGGATCTCAAGAAGCAGAAAGAGCGGAGCTAACAGATGGGGCTATTCGTCGACGGGCCAGCGTGCACAATCGCTGACCTGACGGATCAGGATTCCGGCCTGCTGGACACGGCGCTTAGTTCGGGAATCAACGTCTCAACGAAGATCCGGCTGGCGGCAGATGAGATCCGGACGGACTTGTCGCTCAGACTTCACAGTGATCGGAACGGTTTTGATCTGGTCTGGCGACCTGCCCTTTGGATCGAACAGGTTGTTACCACCCCGGCTCTCAAGCAGTGGGAAACGATGCACTCTCTGGCGCTTGTTTATCGGGACGCGTATTTCAGTCAGGCGGTCGACAGATACCAGGCGAAGTGGCAGGAGTTCTCAAGGCTCGCCGGCGATGCTCGCGAGAGGCTGCTCGCGGAGGGCGTCGGAATGGTGAACGATCCGGTGCGCCAGGCTCCACCGCCGGCTCTGGCGACGACGCCAGGGCCTCAGAGCGGCGGGATATTTTACGCAAGTATCGCCTGGGTAAACGCAACGAAACAGGAAGGAGCGCCTTCGATGGCTTCATCAATCACCGTGCAGGACGGAAATCTGATGTCAGTCAGCGCGATGGGGGCTCCGGCGAACGTGATCGGGTTCAACGTGTACGGCGGCGCGTCGCTCGATGCGTTACGCCGCTGTAACGACGTCGCGCTTCCAATCTCGAGCAGTTTCCTCTATGTGCCGGGATCGGGAAGTCAGGGTGCGTTGGCGGGTGACGGGCAGCGTCCTGACTTTGTCCATCGAATTGCGCGCACGACGCGGAGAGGCTGACGGATGGCTGGGATAATCGGAAGCCTCACCAATACAGTTGTTTCCCGACTGAGCTCGACTACCGACGGTGTCAGCGCGCGTGCGGCGGCGATTATGCTGACGGAGCCGCAGGCACAGACTGCCGGGATTCGCACGATCTTGGCGCAAAACGCAAGCGCGGAGATTACAGAGAAGGCCGGACAAACGCACTATCCATCGCTGTTTGTGTACTGCGACAAGATGTCGAATCCGCTTAAAGAAAAGTTCCGGCGGTTTTCGGGCAAGGCGCACATGGTCGTAGAGGTCAGGCACTCGCAGGACCGGCTGGAAACCATCGAGGGCAATCTCCAGATGTACGTCGACGCTGTTTGCGCGTTGCTCGACGACTCGCGAGGGGATTGGGGCGACGGAGCGTTCTATACGGGCGGCTACGAAGTCACCTACGATGCTGTGACACGTGGTGGAAAGAACTACCTGCAAAGGGCCAGGGTTGGGTTTGACGTGGAGGTCAGCAAGTAACTAAATGCCATACATATCATCTAGCGCGAACCGTTGGTATTGCGCGACAGAAAGCGGCTACGGGCAAATTCCAACGATCACCGCGGCGAACAGGATTCCCGCGGTCAAGCTGACTGCGCAACAGCAGCGCGCGAAGAGCCAGAGAAAAGACAAGACCGGAGGCAGGACGTGGGGCGGATTGCCCGCGGGAGTGAGACGGCAGACCACTTTCGATCTCACGTCTTACATGATGGATTGGCCGGATCCGACTGTGCTGCCGGCCCACGGACCGCTGATCGAAGCTGGAATGGGCGGGGCGGGCGTTCTTTGGGGCGGGGCCACCGTGGCCGGTGGTTGTGATCAATCAACGCTTAAGTTTGCCGCTCCTCATAATCTGAACCCGGAGCAGGCAATCACATACAACGGCGAAATCCGGTTTGTGACCGCGGTTGCCGATCCTTTGACGCTCGTGATCAACGTGCCGCTCTCGACAGCGCCCGCTCAGGGCGACGCGATCGGCGCGACGGCAAGCTACGCGCTGGCCACAGAACTGCCAAGCGTCAGTTTGTTCGACTATTGGGATCCATCGAGCGCGATTCAGCGAGTTCTTACCGGTGTTGGAGTCGACCGCATGCGCATCAATTTGAACGGCGATTTCCATGAGCTGGCGTTCAAAGGTAACGCCCAGGATATCGTTGACAGCGCTTCTTTTACGGATGGACAGGGGAGCATGACGACGTTCCCTCCGGAACCTGCGGCGGCGCCGTTCGTTTATTCGCCAGTGCCCGGGAATCTCGGGCAGGTGTGGCTCGGCGCGACTCCGAATCAGATGTTCACGGTATCGGCAGCCTCGATCGAAATCCGGAACAATCTCGACACGAGATCGAAGGAGTTTGGGTCCATGTTGCCGCAAGCGATCGCGGCAGGCACACGTGAAGTATCGGTCGATCTGGAACTCTTCGGTCAGGATGATGCGGCGACTGCGGCTCTTTACCAGGCCGCGCGTCAGCAAACTCCGGTGAGCCTCATGTTCCAGCTCGGCCAGATCAGCGGCCAGCTGATGGGAATCTACATGAGCAGCCTGGTTCCGGATGTCCCTGTATTTGACGATTCCGAGGCAAGACTGAAGTGGAAATTCACCGACACGCGTGCGCAGGGAACAATTGACGACGAAGTAATGGTGGCGTTCGGATGACGCCGGCCCGGTCAGGAAGCTGTTGGGAGAGCAGCAGCGTTGTTCCCTCTGAAGCGCATCCTGGAGTCGAGTTCGTCATCTTCCGGATGAGCTTCGGAAGAAGGCTCGAGTTGATGCGGCGTGTGCGCGATCTTGCGGCCCGGCTTGAATTTTTTAACGCCGGCAGGGACGCGAAGAACGATATGGAAGCCAGCCTCCTTGCGGGAGAAATCGACCGGCTGTATCTGCTTTGGGGCTTGCAGGAGATTCGTGGCCTCGAACTGGATGGAGAACCGGCAACGGCTGAATCGCTGATCGAGCGCGGGCCGGAAGACCTCTCCAATGAAGCACTGGCTGCGATCAAGTCCGCCTGTGGATTGAACGAGTCCGAAAGAAAAAACTGATCGTCGCATTCCATTTTGTGGTGGCTGCACAGCAGACGCCGAACCGTGCCGCGTGGAACTGCGAGAGTTGCCGGGGGCACGGGCTCGAGCTGAAGCGACGCTGCGGCTTCCTGCCCGCAGATCAACGAGGGGAATCGCGGACGGTCTGGGGACGGAAGCAAGTGCAGAGTGACGAATGCCCGAAGTCTTTGATCACAGGGGATAGTCTCGCACTGCTGGAGGAGTTCTTCGTCAGAAGGCGCCTCAATGCGCCGGACTCAATGGATACCGAGGCGCGGAAAGTGGATGGCTTTTTGATACTGCGGGACGAATTGGAGCGGGAACAACGAGATGGCACATCGCGGCATTGAAGAAACATTTCAGGCAATCAAGCCCAGGGGATATCGGGGCATCCCGGCGGCGCCAACGATCGAGGCCGGCGTGACCAGCGCCGGCGACCTTTCTGGATCGTTGTCCCAGGCAGGCCAGCAGATCGCACAGCTCCAGGCCGCATATCAGAGGCAGGAAGCGCTGATCGCGGCCAATACGCAGGCCATCCAGGGAAACACTTCGGCCCAGGCAGGCCACTCCACGGCTGGAACCGTTGCGAGTGCGGCGTCCGGATTTCTGGGCGGCGGGCTCGGTTTGTTGTCGCCGTTGATCTCGGGAATTGCGAGTTTGTTTGGGGGGGGCGGATCATCATCGGCGCCACCGCCGATCTACGTGCCTCCCGCGCCTGTTGAAATTGACGCAACACTTCGGTCGTCGGGCGCGGTCGCTCCAACCAATAGCGCGGCGCCAGCGACGCCAAACCCTCCGGCTGCACCAAACCCTCCGGTGGCACCTCTTGCTCCAAATGTCACCGTCAATGTGAGCGCAATGGACAGCCAATCGTTTCTGGATCGCAGCGCAGATATTGCGAGCGCTGTACGTGAGGCGATGTTGAACCTCCACCCCATTAACGACGTAGTGGCGAATCTCTAGGAATCAAGATGGCTTTCCCTGTATTAAAGACTCGCGCCGTCGCGCAGTATCCACTCGGACAGCAGACTCGTTTCGCTACGCAATCGGTCCGATTTCTTGATGGAAGCCAGCAGCGATTCCGGTTGTACTGGTCAGGCCTGCGCAAATGGGTTATCAATCTCAGTCTTCTGGACGAAACGGAATTGAGCAGTCTGATCGACTTCGTGGATGCACAGGGCGGTGACACCTTCTCATTCACCGACCCCGTCACGGGGCAGGCCGTCGCGAAATGCATCATCTCCGCGGAGAAGTTTGATGCCGTTCTTGACGATGAAATGCGTGGCGACGCCTCGTTGACGATTGAGGAGATTCCATGAGTAATTTTCCGCAGATTGGCCGGGGAACGCTGGCGCAGTTTCCCATCCGGCGGTCGCGCAGCCGGCGCTCCATCACGAACACGCTGGAGAGTTCCGAGAGGATTACACTTTCCGACGCGGCGGCAGGTGAGGTGGAGTGGAAACTTTCGATGACGGATCTCTCCGACGCGGAAACTTCCGCGATTGCCGGGTTGTTCCAGGACATGCGGGGCCAATTTGGATCATTTTTGTTTGTAGATCCGATGGCGAATCTGCTCGGCTGGAGCGAGGATTTCTCCAGGCCTGACTGGCAAGTGGGCTTGTTGACGGCCACCGGCGGTTTGGCGGATCCTCTGGGGACAAGCCGAGCGGCGGTTATTTCAAACAACGCTGCTGGCGCTCAGTCGATTCAACAGACGATCGGACTACCTGGCGACTACGTCGCATGCTTCAGCGTGTGGCTCTCGAGCGACGCGCCAGCGCAGCTCTTGCTTGGACGGGATGGAAGAACGCTGAGCGTGCCGGCAGCGAGTCGCTGGAAGCGAGCGTTCCTGGGCGGAGCGGGTGTGCCCGGCGCAGGTCAATCGACGTTTTCTTTGACTATTCCGGCGGGAAATTCTGTGAAGGTCTGGGGATTCCAGGTCGAAGCGCAGCCCTATCCATCGAAGTACAGAGTCACGGCTGGCGCGCGCGGGATTTACGAAGAAACGCATTTCGGAACCGACGAGTTGAATCTGACGCGGACAGGTGTTGGTCTGTCGTCGTGCGACCTGATCCTGCGGTCGCGCAGTTCATAAAAGCAAAAGTCTAACGGAGCGCAATGCAAAGCGTACTTACCGCAAAAGAACAACTGAACGCCGATACGCCGCTGTTTCTTCTCGACTGCACGATGCCTGACGGGACGAAACTCTATTGGTGCAACAGGTCCGTGAACTGGAGCGGCATCTGGTACGAACCGCGGCTGCTCCGCCACAATCTGTTCGAAGCCCAATTGGCGTCCGACGTGCAGGTTGGCGGCGCTCCAAGGCTTTCATTCGAGCTCGCGAACGCCGACTCTCACCTCAGTGAACTCGAGCGCCAGATCGGCTTCAAAGGCGCTCAGCTGACGGTACGCTCGATTTTCTTCGATCTCGACTACAACGGCGCATCTACCGACAGCACGGTTGTGTTCCGCGGTCTGATGAACCCTCCCGACTCGATCACGGAGTCCGTTTTCCGATTGAGCGCAATGAACCGGATGGCGATGCAACGTACGGTCGTGCCGGAAGTTCGCGTTCAAAGAATGTGTCCATGGAGGTTTCCCGCGACTCCAGAACAGAGACTTATCGCGATCGATGGGGGTCCACGCGGGAAGTACTCGCCGTTGTTCCGTTGCGGCTACTCTCCCGATCAGCCAAACGGCGTGGGAAACATGAACGGAGATGCGCCCTTCACAACCTGTTCATATACTCGACCGGATTGCGAACAGCGCGGGATGTTCGTGTCCGACGCCAGCGGCCGTACCACGGGGCGATTTGGCGGAGTGGAATATGTTCCGCCGACCATCCTGGTGCGTGGTTCCGGCCAGAAAAACTATCAGCTTTCTGCCGTGCAGGATAATGTGGCGCGATACAACGACTTCGTTCCGCTTGTGTATGGCACCCAGTGGCACGTGCCGGACGTCGTGTTCTCGCGCAACGACGGCAACCTCACGCGATTTGAAGTCCTCCTGGGGATGGGAGAGATACAGGGAATCCTGAAGGTGCTCGTGGACGATATCGAGATTCCAGAGGGAATCCCGGGGACGAACATGACGTCGACGGGTTGGTACAACCTCACGAGCGCAGGCTCCAGGAACGGCACCCAGGACGGAAATTTCGCTGACGGTCAGGGCGTTCCTCAGGGTGACCCTTACGGCAGTATGGCGTACCTGTCGGTGGTTGTCCCTAACAGGATCAGCAACGGCACGAGTATTCCGTCCATCCAGGTTCTGGAACAGGGGCTTCGCCTGTTGCAATTCGATACAGATGGAAACTATCTCGGCGAATTTTTTTCGACAAATCCGTCGTGGATTTTGCTCGACGTGCTGATGCGGAGCGGCTACACGATGGATGAAGTCGATTTAGGGAGCTTTGCACGAACGGCAGCGTACGCGGATGAGTTGATTACAGTGGACGACCCGGTCGGCGGCACCATACAGATTCCGAGATTCCAATGTGAGTTCGCCTTGAAGACCAGCCGCAGCGCTGGCGAAATCCTGCGGGCCATCCGGAATGCCGCACGAACATACCTGGTTCTGAACGGAGCCGGGCTCATCGAAGCGCGTGTTGAAAATACTTTCGCGCTCCAGCAGGCTCAGAAGCCTGGAGGCAGCAACGCCCAAAACCAATTCGACGGCGGCTGGCCTGCTTATGAGTTTGACGCGAGCTCGATTGCCCGTAATGCCGACGCAAGCTCCAGCCTCAAGCTGGCAGCGAAGGCTGCGCAGGACACTCCAAACCGCCTCTCAGTCGAATTCCAGGACTCACTGAATCAATATCAGCAGGACAGCCTTTCGCTTGCTGACGAAGACGACGTGGATCTTTGCGGACAGGAGATCTCGGCGACCTGGGATGCCGTGGGGATCTCAACCTTCAACCAGGCGGCGCGTATGCTTTTACTTGGGCTGAACCGCTCCGTCGCGGGTAACGCGTTCATCGAGTTCCAGACAAGCGTGAAAGCTCTTGGCCTGATGCCCGGCGATCTGATCACGGTTACTTATCTGAAGGAGAATCTTCAGAGAACGCCGTTCCGGATTACCCGGATCGCACCGGGGGCGAGTTTTAGAACGGCCACGATTACTGCGCAATATCACGACGATGCCTGGTATTCCGACACTGTCACGGGCATCACTGGCGGCCTGGGCAGGCACAGCGGCTCGGACTCCGGAATTCCGGCGCCGGTGGCCGGGACGGTGGCCGATGCCACGGGCGAATTACAACTCGGCATCACCGAGAGCGAAGTCATCTCTGCGGACGGCACAGCGAATGTGGAATTAGCCGTATCGTTCACAGCTCCCTCCGGGACGATTGGAACGCTGCCTGCGCCGTTGATTGGTTTGACGCCGGTTGTGAGTTCCACTGGCGGTACCCTGACAGGTGGCGGCACCTGGTATTACGCGGTCAGCGCGCTCGATGCAAACGGTGGAGAGAGTCCAATGTCGTTCGTTGTCCAGGCCATACTACCTGCGGCCGCCAATACCAACTCTGTGCTGCTCGACGGAATCGGCATTCCTGCCGGAGGCAGCGCATTCCATGTTTATCGTGGATTGAATCCCGAATCGTTGTTGCGGATCGCGACGAATCAATCGCCCGCACCATCCTTCATCGATACTGGCTTTGCGGCTCAGCCTGTCCTTCCGCCCGATCCGCGCTTTGATCACGTCAACGTGAGTTGGCGCTGGGAAATGGTTCCGGAAACAGCGGCTGCCATACGTTCTTTGACAAGCGTCGGCAACCCGACTCTTCAAATGCACCCGAATCGATATCAGTCCTGTGTCGCCCGCCTCACGCGAGGAACGGGCGCGGGCCAGGAACGCACGGTTGTTGCGAATACGGCGACTGAATTGTCGGTCGACAGGCCATGGTCGCCCGAGCCGGATTCAAACAGCTACTTTGTGATCGCGGAGAATTCATGGCGTTTCGGCGCTAAAGGGGCCGTGTCGCCCATCGCAATCGACGTACCGGAACGTATCGCGAACGGTGTCCACATCTCCGCCCTTGCGGCGAACGCAAACGATGAGGAAGCGGCATACGATCTGTCTCCGCTTACTCGGTGGGTGCTGGGTCAGTCCGGCGGACTCGCTGTGGATTCAGACCTGCCACCTGCTCCGATTTTCGGTCTCGCGCTCTCGAACGGCGGTGGAGGCGTCATTGATCTCTCGGCCATTGGATTCGCGACACTCCTGAATACACGCAGCATCATCGCGGGTACCTGCAAGTTCTACTCTTACGATGAAATCAATGGCGGAGCACCGTTTGCGATTTCCACTGCGATCGGCGCCGGCGATACCACTATCTCCATCTCCAGCAAACTCGCAGCCGGAACGCTGATACAGATCGACGGCGAGATTCTAGGTATCGCGGGCGCGAACGCAGATGGGACGCTGACAGTGGATCGCGGGCAGAAGGGAAGCACGGCAACTGCGCACGCGTCTACATCCGGCACTCTTGCTTATGTATTAGGCGAAAAGGTGGTGATCGTTCCCTTCGTCCGCGGCTTTTTCGGAACGCCTGCGAGCGGCGACTGGAAATACAGTGTCAGCCTGCCAGATGTTCGTTTGGCGTGCGCAGAGTTATTCCTGACAAATTCGCTCGGCGATGGGCCTTCCACCGCGAATTGCTATACCGGAACTCAGGATGGCGGACTTCGAACGATGGCGGGCGGACAGTATGCGTTCCAGGTCAGCGGATATCTCGCGGCGCAGACCAACGCCGCGCCGTTGATACTCGTGGATGCCGACCGGTCAGTGCTGGATATCGCCGGCATGCTTACGACGCCGCCATTGGGCTCAGGCGTCAGCCTGCAGATCAACCGGAATGGAAGTCCGTACGCCGCACTCGAATTTGCCGAAGGCGCAACCAGCACTGTTGTGCGTGGTTTCGGCATGCCGGCTTTGAAATCAGGCGATCAGTTAAGTCTCGATATCACCGGGGTGGGTTCGACGATACCCGGGAGCGATCTATCGGTGATCCTGCGTTTGTGA